TCAAATTAGATAAATGTAGTTATAAAATATTATCTAAAACCGATATTGCGATGTTTCAGTTTAGAACGTATACAAAAATGTAAAGAATAAACAATTATATTTTTGTAATAAGTATGCTTTTTTGCTCCAGAAAATAGGGTACCAATTCATCATTTCTGTAATCATTGATATATCGTATTTCTTTAATGCCAGAAGCTATCAATAATCTACAACAAATTAAACACGGATAATGTGTAATATATGCTATACATTCGTTACTAGACACACCACGCTTAGCACAATCACATAACGCATTCTGTTCGGCGTGTATAGTAGCTTGTTCGTGGTCGTCACGAACAATACTTTTATGAGGACATCCCGGTAAAAATCCATTATAACCCTGACTTATAATCCTATTTTCCTTTACCAATAAACAACCCACTTTTAAACGTTCACAAGGGGAACGTTTTGAAGTAACTTGAACGATTTCTTTAAAATACACATCCCAATCCGGACGTATCATATCTACTATACTATCATTTTTTATTTCTATGTTGATTACAACAATCTATCTATACCATCTTCAAATGATACTTTAATACTCCATCCTAGGTTTTTCACTTTTTCATTACTAATATAATATCTCTGGTCGTTAAAGGGTCTATCTTCAATGTAAGTTATCCATTCATCGTAATTATCCGTATTTTTTATTTTCTTTATTAACATTTTTGCAACATCTAATACACTGTATTCCATATTATCGTCACACCCAATATTATATATTTCACCAACAACACCATCATTTAATATGGTTTCAAAAGCACGAACAGTATCTTCGGTATGTAAAAATGCTCGAACCGCACTACCATCTCCTTGGATAGTTACTTTTTGATTATTTTGTAGTTGTTGAATAAAACGCGGTATTAATTTTTCTGGATATTGATTTGGACCATATACATTATTGCCTCGAGTAATAACAATTGGCATATTGTATGAATGATTATAAGATTGTGCTATTAATTCGGCAGATGCTTTGGTAGCAGCATAAGGATTAGTAGGACACAAAATAGAATGTTCGGTTTTATGAGTTTCATTAATATTATTCATAGATTCCCCGTATACTTCATCAGTTGATACATGAATAAATTTTTGTATTTTACCATATTTTCTACAAGATTCTAATAAAACGTGTGTTCCCAAAATATTATCTTTAGTAAACTGAAGTGAATCTTCAAAGGAATTTTGGACGTGTGATTGGGCTGCAAAATGAATTACCATATCTATTTTATGTGTTGTTAAGATATGATTTATTAAATCCTCAGAACATATATTTCCTTTCACAAACGTATAATAATCACTATTTCTAATATTATTGTTTACATTTTCTTCATTTGCACAATAATACATAGCATCAATATTGATAATATTGTATTTTTGGGTTCTTGATATATGATTTATAAAGTTTGAAGCTATAAAACCACAACCACCAGTTACTAATAGATTTATACGTTCCGACATATAAATATTACATAATTCTAATATTTATACCTTTTTCATGACAAGATTTATGAAAATAATGCTATAATTTCCATCTTTTTAGGATTACTCTCTTCACAATACCATTTCTTCTTTTTATAGTCCCACTTACACCCCAATGATTTTGCTTCGTCCTTTCGCTCATATGGTAATTGTAAATAGGTTTTTTTATACGGACAACTTGTATGACCGATTGCTTCATTTGCTAGACGGTCTGCGTTGTCATTACCATACGAATGAATATCAGTATTTGACGTATGTGCCATTATATGAAGAAAACGAATATTTGGTATATCTTTATACAATTCATATGCGATTTTAACTAGTTCTTTGTTTGGAATATCTACATCCCAATTCTTTTTATAACATTTCTCTCCATAGCTCGTTACACAACGAATCGCATAATTTGAATCCGATACAATGGATATATTCTTTCCAATTTCAATATCATATTTTATTAACTCGAATGTTTCTATAATAGCATATAATTCCGCTGTATTATTGGTTTGTTTACCTTCGACACGTTTGGATAAATTACGTGTATCATTATCAGCGAAAAAAATACCTAGTCCAGCCATAGCCTTATTTGAGCCATTATTGGAACAAGAACCGTCTGTATATACGTAATAATCTGGTGTAAAATCATCATCATGGACGTCTTTTATTACAACAGCTTCTATACTATCAATGACCGGTTCTACTTTATTTTCATTAAGAAAGTGCTCCGCAGCTTCCTTTGTAACAAACTTTTTATAAATAGCCTTTTTAAACCCATTTATAGATTGTTTGCATTCATCCCAAGTTGGAAATATTCCAACTTGTTTACCGTTAGCAACAGCGTAAAAACTCATATTAAGAATAGATAATTATTTCTAATATGTTTACAAAATTGATTTAAACGTAATTGGTATTATATCTATATATAACTAAAATGGTTAAATACAGTTGTCCTCGATGTGGTAAAACGTTTAAACAGAAGGGTCATTTTGAAACTCATAAAAAACGCAAAACCCCCTGTGAAAATACGATGGAACTAGTAAGAGACATGGTAGAAAAAGCAGTTGAAGAAAAAATAAATACAATGCAGTTATCAAATCTCGAGAACACATTTACAGAAGAACCAAAATCAGAAGAAAATGATGATATAATGAAAATATTAGATAAAACAATCGAAACCCACAGTTATAATGAAATCGCAAAACATTTAAATGTAGCAACGGGAACTGTAAAAAGATGGAAAGAATTAGACTCGGTCCCGCCTGCTTATCAATTTGATCTGATGAAACTCAATAATATTCCTATTGATTATTCAAAGTATTCATACAAAGAAAAAGACCAATTTTATACACCTATAGAAACCGCACAAAAATGTTTTAATATATTTCAAAGCTTTTTAAAGGATAAGGGTGAAAATGATAAGAAATATACTTATATCGAGCCTTCCGCCGGTGACGGTAGTTTCCTAAAAATTCTACCAAAAAAGAGGACAATAGCTGTTGATATAGAACCAAGATATGATAATATAGAAACAGCGGATTACTTAACCTGGAAACCACCATCAAATAAAAAATATATCGCATTTGGAAACCCACCATTTGGATTAAGAGGACAACTAGCATTAAAATTTATAAATCATTCCTCGTCTTTTGCGGATTATGTATGTTTTATATTACCGCAATTATTCGAAAGTGATGGTAAAGGGGTTCCTCGTAAACGCGTAGAAGGTTATAATTTGGTTCATTCTGAAAAATTAGACACCCATTTTTACGAACCAAATAAAAAGGAGGTAAAAGTGAATTGTATATTCCAAATTTGGTCGAAAAATCATAGTTCTGATAAATACAATATTAAAAAGGTGGATGAAAATGTTCTCAAAATATATTCATTATCCGATGGTGGAACGCCATCGAGTACTAGAAATAAAAAAATGTTTTATAAGTGTGATATTTATATACCATCAACGTGTTTCGGAAAAGATAATATGACTTATTACACAGATTTTGATAAGTTGCCAGGTAGAAGAGGGTATGGAATCGTTTTCCATACAAATAAAGAGGAAAATGTGGAAAAGTTCAAAAAAATAATATGGAGTGATGTGGCATTTTTATCCACAAATTCAGCATATAACATAAGAAGTTCTCAAATAACAGACCAATTTACACAATAATTCTTCGAATAAATTCACCAATAGACTCAAAAGACGTTTCTTGGGTTATTTTTATTGTATTCCCATTCAAAATAGATTGTTCGTTTAACTTTGGTGTAGTATCAAATTTAAAAGCACCCGATTTTTTCCTCCAACAAAAGGAACGACTTGGAAAATACGGTTCACATCGAACACAATTTTTATATTGATATTCTGTAAAATTAGGGAAAATAGTCATATATACACATACTGGGTCTACATCAATAAATACCATATAATCAGCATGCCACGGGAACTCGCCGAGCTCGTGTTGATAACTTAGATTGCCTCCACAATGAGCTGTTTTAATTTCGATTGTTTTACCATTAATAATACCATCACCATCACCTCCTCCTACTTTTTTTGTCTTTGTACCATCAATATCAGAATCAATTCCTTGAACTTCGCATATTTTACCCAGAAACATTTCACCAACATTTCCAATATTGTTTGATTGGAGATTTGGTAAGAATTTATATACACTATTTTTCCAAATATTCAAACGTTCTTCTTTTTCTTTTTGAGTATTAATTATTTTTAACAAAGCATTTGTAGGTGTATTTACAGTTTCTTCTCCAGTTGGTGCTGTTTCTGTTTTCAAATCGTGTTCTGGAAAATGGGTATTTACTATTGAAATAGCTGTGTTTACATCAAAATTGTATTCCTTT